AACTATTCCAGAAGCTTACAAAGATAGGAATCCCACTCACACTACCACCAGTAGAAATAGAAGAATAAATATCCCGGCATGAAAGTGTTTTGTGGTGTTGAATTTTTATTTTCTTTGATACCTGATATTATGCGGATCGGAGGTAATAATAGAAATTATGACCAAACAAATTGAGCTTTTTTTCGGTGATAGCAAAGACGTTTTGAAAAAATTACCTAGTAACTCTATTGATCTCATTTTCACGTCACCACCTTATGCAGATCAACGAAGTAAAACTTATGGAGGAATCCATCCTGATAGCTATGTAAAGTGGTTTCTACCTATTTCTAAAGAACTGTTGAGAGTGTTAAAAGTTGATGGGACTTTTATTTTGAATATTAAAGAAAAGGTTGTGGAGGGTGAAAGGAGTACTTATGTGTTAGAACTAATTTTAGAAATGAAAAAACAAGGATGGTTTTGGACAGAAGAATTTATTTGGCACAAAAAGAACTGTTATCCGGGTAAATGGCCTAATAGATTTCGTGATGCTTGGGAAAGGTTACTGCAATTTAATAAAAGTAAGAAGTTTAACATGTATCAAGAATCGGTGATGGTGCCTACAGGTGATTGGGCAAAATCACGATTAAAAAATCTTAGCGCAATAGATAAAGTAAGGGATAATTCAAAGGTGGGCAGTGGATTTGGAAAGAATATTTCAAATTGGATCGGTAGAGATCTGGCTTATCCAACTAATGTTGTGCATCTGGCCACTGAGTGTTCTAACAAATCTCACAGTGCAGCCTTTCCAGAAGCTCTACCAGAATGGTTTATTAAGCTATTCACAAAAGAAGGCGATATCGTTTTAGATCCTTTTATGGGTTCTGGTACAACTAATATTATTGCTAATAAAATGCATCGAAAAACCATTGGTATTGAAATCTTATACGAGTATTACAAAAAGCTTACAAAGATAGGAATCCCACTCACACTACCACCAGTAGAAATAGAAGAATAAATATCCCGGAAGGATAGCACTAACGGTAGTGAGCGCTGGTGGCCAGTAAAAAGATCCAGAGATATCAGGTTCGACTCCTGACCTTCCGACCAATGGGTGGTTAACCAAGCGGCAACGGTACCAGGCTGTAAACCTGGCGTCAGCATCTGTCTTCGTAGGTTCGAGTCCTACACCACCCACCATTACTAACAAACTAAACCCCAGTTAAGGTAGAAAAGCATGAGACAGACAACCAATAGAATACTTTACACACTCGTAAACCTAGCATCAGGCTCTATAAAAGATGACCTACCAGCTAGAAGACTCCTAACTGATCTTAGAGTAGAACATACCAAGTTAGAAGACATACTCCAATCTATCCAAGAAGCAGCTAACCATATGCACGGAGAATGGGAAGGAGGACACATCAGGTTCTCTTCCCCACAAGACCAGAAAAAGCACGCTACAAAGAGCCACGAACGCATCTGCAAGCTCATAAAAGAAGCACAAAAACTCATAGATACGTAAAAATAGCATAAGCATACCATTTTTATGATTAAGAAAGCTACAGCCCTACTTTTAAAGGAAAGAGCTAACTATGCATGTGAGAATAAAAACTGTAAGAGAAACGATTGGAATTATCATATGCATCACGTTTATTGGAAGAGCCAGTACAGGATGGATGATAGAGATGAGCTGTGGAATCTAGCCTACATTTGCAATACATGCCACTATTCTATCCATAACCAAGCAAACATTCGCCTCGATGCTGAATTAAAGGCATTAGCAGACGAGAGAAAGCCAAAGGAGGAGAGGTCTAAGAAGAAGATAGCTAAGCCAAAGGCAATCATGGAGGCACGCAAGAGCCACTACAAAAGGAACCTAGAGCGGTACAAGTTCCTCAATGGAGGCAAGAGCCCATGGAGAGTTTATTATGAACGCTCTAAAGTTATTAAAGGCTTTAACGAAGTAAACAATAGATAGTAGACCTCATGTGCAAAACTCAATAAAGTTGTTGTGTAAAACTTCTTTTGAGTAAAGCATGCAAATAAAGCTAGAGTATCCCATTGGAAAGAACGGAAAGAGAGAACCATTACCAAAACAACAAGATTTCCACAACAGTTCTGCACGTTTTCGCGCGTATGTTGGTGGAGTAGGAAGCGGCAAAACTGTGGCTGGCTGTATAGAGGGAATCAAGAAGGCACTAACCTACCCAGGATCTACAGGCCTTATAGCAGCTAATACATACCCACAGTTAGAGAAGGCTACCAAGAAAACATTCTTTGAGGTGTGCGATCCTAGGCTTATTAAGCGTAAGAACGAGTGGGAGGTAGAGTTCTTCAATGGTTCTAAGGTCTACTTCATTAATCTTTCTAATCCAGACTCGCTTCGTGGACCATCAGTGCTGTGGATCTACATGGACGAAGCAGCAGATGCATCAGAGTTTTCTTTCCTCACGCTTATTGGGCGCTTGCGTAATGATGCCAAGACTCTCTACCCAGACTCAGCATTTAGCTTCTTTCTTACATCAAACCCTAATGGTAAGAACTGGGTGTACCAACGTTTCTTTGCTAAGCCGAGACCAGGTTACTATGGCGTTCAAACAACTACATTCGACAACGCAGCAAACCTACCAGAGAACTATATTGACGGCTTAAGAGAGGCATACTCAGATGACATGGCTAATCGCTTCTTGTATGGCTCATTTGACGTGTTTATTGGTCAGATATTCACTGAGTTTGAAGAAAATGTTCATGTTATTCAGCCAAGGGAACTACCAGAGCACTGGTTTAGGTACAGATCAATTGACTTTGGTTGGTCTCATCCAACGTGTGTGCTGTGGGCAGCTGAAGACTTCAAGGGAAACTTGTACTTTTACCGTGAGTTCCATAAGTCTGAGGTGCCAGCGTACGAGTTAGCTAGGGTGATCACTGAGCTTTCTGGGCAAGAGAAATACGAATACACAGTTGGTGATACATCTGGTGTTGCAGTAAGCCAGACAGATGGCGAGTCAGTGTATAGGCAGTTGTATGAATACGGTCACATCCAGGTAACACCAGCATACAAGCAAGACAAGATGGGGCGAATTGACCGTGCCAAGACCATGTTCAAGCACCGTAAGGTATTCATCTTCAATACATGCACCACGCTTATTGCACAGCTACCGCAGTACCAGTGGGAGAAGCCAACCTATGAGCAGGCGCTTTCTAAACAAAGGCCATTAAAGGTCAATGATGATTCAATAGACGCATTTTTGTATCTACTCGGAAGCAGACCAGACTCATTTGGATTGCCATCAGAAGAGGTAAAAAAGGAACTTACACCATACGAACGTGCAATGGTCTGTGATCCTGACTATGAGCTTTCACAAATCAACAACAAGAAGAAAAATCAGCATAAAGTTTATTACTAACAACATGGAAACAACACGCAAGTCGCTACGCGGATACATGAAAAAGGGTACAACATACCATCAAACGTTTGATAGGAGCAGAAAGAAGAAGGCAGATTCATTTCACAATGGTTGGCTCTCCGGCCTCAAGAAGAGCTACATTCAAGGGAGGATGTCAAAGGCAGAGTACGAAGATAGGGTTGAGCAGTACAAGTTATTTAGTGGTTCATCGCACGCAAAGACATATCGAGTGGCCCAATGGTGGAGTAGAAAGGGCTAACATAAATTGAATATAAAGGTATTTGCGAAACAATACTGGTGAAGTAACCACACAGGTCATGTCATCAGGTCTTGTTGCATTCGTTTTCATTACCCTTATCGCACTGGTAGGTATTTTTTGTTATGTGATTGTTCACTTGCAGAACCTCCATTCAAAGGAGAGGGATGATCTGACTAAGAAATTAATGGCCAAGAACCTTACTGAGTACCAGCAAGAGCGTGCTTATGCTGATTATTACGCAGTTAAGAAAGAGGAGGTTAAACATCAGCCAGTGCCACAGGAATCACAATACCTCACGCTATCAGAGCTTGAGAATGACCCAGTTGCCCTAGCTCAACTCAATGATCACGTTGAATCTATTACACGTTAATTATGAATAATATTTTTTCAGAAGATAGTGGTTTGTATTCTAAAGATGAAAAAGATGTCGTTAACTTTGTTGTAGCTGAGTTATTCCAGCCAGCAAAGAACTATCGCCAGAAAACTGATATGCGTTGGTACATCTACAACTCTTACTATGATGGCAACTCTTGGATTATGTACAGCAAGGCCAATGGTCGTATTGAGAACATTTACTTAGAAGAATGGCGTGCAAAGTTTAGCGTGCCTGATATCTTCGTAGCTCACCGCTCTATTAAAGCGCTCATCCTGAACAAGAATCCAATCTATGATGTTGTTCCTACCTACAATGACAGTGGCATAGATCTAGAGGATGGACCAGTAGACCCAGCAACAGGAAAGCGTATTGGTAAATTTAAGGAAGGTGAAAAGGTGTCAGCAGCAAAAAGAGCTGGTCAGTTACTCACATATTGGGAAAAGGCACTACTGCTACCAATGAAACGCGATTCAGTTTGTGACGATGCTTTGAAGATGGGCAATGGGTATTTGAAGATGGGTTTTGACCAGGATGCTGACAATGGTAAAGGTGATGTTTCTATTGCCCGATGTTCACCATTCTCTCTGTATATTGATCCAAATACTACAGACATGAGCACGTTCGAGAACTGCCGCTATATTATTTATGTGGTTCCGAGAGATGTGCAGTATATTGAGTTGATGTACAACAAGAAAGTAGAGGCTGACAACAAAGTATCTTCTAGCTCATACGAGTCACTTTATAAACAACAAAAACTGAGTGTTACCGATAAGACCAACTCATCATCTAACTCTGTGCTTGTCTATGAGAGTTGGATCAATGAACCTTACCGAGACACCCTACCTAATGGAGAACCTGTTGTTCGCTACCGTATGCGCTGTATTACTTGTACACAGAGTGTACTACTTCGTGATGTCTATGACCCATTAGCAGGCAATGGTAAGGAATTTAATGAGTTTCCATTTGAAACATACCAAGTTAACTGCACACCTGGTGACATCTACGCAGACGGCATTATTAAGCAACAAAAAGACCTAATTGATCGTGCTAACCGTGGATTGAGTCAGGCAGCAGACAACGCAGCTCGCATGTCTAATCCTCGTATTATGGCTCCTCGTGGTTCAGTTAAGCCAGACGAGTTTAATGATATTCCTGGCAGTGTGACTGAATTTACAGTGGGTAATGGTGGTGAAAGACCAGAGATTATTCCAGGCGCTAATGTAGGAACTGATGTGATGAACCTAGCAGACCTTGCTCGTAAAATGGGACAAGATGCGGCTGGCATCCATGATGTATCACGTGGTGTGTTGCCTCCTGGTATATCGTCTGGACGTCAACTAGAGCTTGCACAATCAGCAGATACCATGGTTCTTGGTCCATACATTAGAGACCTAGAGAGCTTCTTGAAGCGTGTTGCAGTGAAGATGCTCAAGATTGCACGTAACAAATACCCAACTCAGAAAGAGATGGTTCTCAAAGGAACACGTGGCCAGCTTACCAACTTAAAGATTGCACCAGAGGACATAGATTTTTCTGATGTAGACGTACAAGTATCAAGCTTCTTAGCGAATACCAAGGCTGGAAGACAAGACGCTTTACTAGACCTCTCAAAGGCAGGAGCACTAGACCCTGAAACACTACTCGAATACTACGAATTCCCAGATATCGATGCCATTATCGACCGATTGCATGAGCATAAGGATTTACTGGCACAACAAGGTGGACAAGGTCAACAACCTGGTAGCCCTCCACAAGCACCACAACCACAAAGACCACTACCTTCTCGTTAGGTTGAATTGAATATAGACACGGTTAGAGCGATTCTCATAGTGAACTTACTAAAAACAGATGGATAACATGCCAAATGACTTCGGACAAGCGCCAGATCCCCAGATGCAAGCAATGATAGAACTTGTAAAAAAGTATCTCGCTGAAGGTCTTCCTAAAAATGAAGCAATGAAGCGTGCAATGCTTGAAGTAGAGGCAGCACAAGAAGGTGAAGGTGTTGCAGAAGAAGGTGGAGAGATGATGGCACCTGAAGTACCAGTGGATCCAGCAATGGCACCACCAGCACCAGGAGCGCCAGCAGGCATGGACCCTGTAGCAATGATGAAACAGATCGCATTAGCAAAGCGTGGCGCAGTAAAATAAATTGATGGGTTGTACTCATCCCTAGCTTATCGCTAGGCAAAGAACATTCACTTGTCGCTTACCCACCACATGCGAGAACATTTTGTCCTGCCTTGATCCTGTGGTGGGTAGCAAGGCAGAGCAAAGTGCTCTCAATGCACTTTATTTTAACTCTATCTCATTTTATGGAAATGCAAGATCAATCCCATACTGAGGCCTTGGCACAGGGCGGAAACGCTCAAGATCCCAACGCTGAATTTGGCAATAGTCAAGCGTCAGGACAGGGCACCTCACCTGCACAAGAACAGGGCCAGACAGGTTTCGACCCAAATGCGTTTAACAAACTTAAGTCTGATCACCAAGCAACACTTGGACGCTTACGAGCGCTTCAAGCAGAGCAAAGTAGATTTCTTGAGGAACGTAATACTTATGCGCAAAGAGAAACCGAACTAGCTGCGCGATTAGAAAGACTGGAGTCCAGCTTAAAGGGGAACCAGCAGCCTGGAAAAGTAGACTACGATTCAATGTCACGTGACGAACTCATTCAACATCTAACAGATGCTGGTGCGTCAGAGGGTGAAAAACGTGCATGGGCTCGATTTGAAAAGTACATGCAAGATCAAAAGCAAGCTGAAAGTCTTAAACAAAAAGAAGCTGAAGCGGCACAAGAAGAAGAACGATATCAGAAACGATGGGATGAAGTATTCTCAACCGATCCAGAGGTAGATGTGGAGGATCTCGAGAAATTTATGAAGGCAGAAAGAATTTTTGATCCGGTCTGGGCATACACCGTCAAACATAGAGACCTCCTGACAAAGCAGGCCGAAGTGAAAGCGGAGCAAAGAACGGTTCAAAAGATCTCAGCGAACAAACGAAACTTCACTGAGGGTCCAGGCAAAGCTGGTGTCACCCCACCAAGCAAGCCAAAGTTAACTGATAAGGCATCAAGACTTTCATACATTAAGGACCGTATGAGAGAAGGGCTCACAGAAATGAGCGATGAATAATTTTATTAACTCAATTACTATTAATTTATGGCAGCAAATTTAACTTCGGTTGGTGGCTTGCTTAAGCAAGTATACGCCAACGCAATCAAAGAACAGTTAGAAGACAACAACGTTCTTTGGAAAATCGTGCAAAAGGACTTCGACATGAAGAACTTGCAAGGTAAAAACATTATCGTTCCTGTTCATACAGGTCGTAATGCTGGTATTGGTGCTCGTGCTGAAGGTGGTACTCTTCCAACAGGTTACAACCAAACTCACGTACAAATCCCAGTTCCTTTGAAATTCTTATACGGACGTATTGATATGACTGGTCAAGCGATGCTCTTGGCTAAGAAAGACATCTCAGCATTCGTAGATGCAAAAGCAAACGAAATGGAAGGTATCGTTAATGACGTTACTCATGATTTCAACCGCCAATTGCATAACGATGGTACAGGTGTAATCTGTCAAACTAACGGTGCTGGATCAGGTGCAACAACTTTGATCTTGAACAACCAAAACGTTGGTTACAGCGTAGCTCAATACCTACAAGGTGCTTACATTGATATCAAAACTACTAGAACTGGTGGTACTACAGAAGTAAGTAATGTACAAGTTTCAGCTGTTACTGCAGACACAACTACTGCTGCAACTGTAACTCTTGCTACATCATCTACTTGGTCAGACGATTCATACGTATTCATCTCTGGTAACCAAAACAACGAAATCGTTGGTTTGCGTGGTGCTATCGATGATGGTGGAATCTTGGCTACTTACATGGGTGTTGATCGTACAGCAGCTGGTAACCAATACTGGCAGTCTAACGACTTAAACAACAGTGGTACTCCTCGTAACACTACAGAGGCAATCTTCGATGATGGTTTCTTGGCTTGTATTCGTAAGGGTGGAAAACCTGATCACGCTATTACAGCCTTCCAACCATTCAAGACTTTAGGTGCTGCATTGGTGCAACAGAAACGTTTCATCACTGATAGCGATGCTAAGTTGAAAGATCTTCCAGGTGGATACATGGGATACAGCGTAAACGGCATCAAAGTCGTTGCTGATATCGACTGTGCTCCTGGTACTATGTACTTACTTCGTGGAGAAGATTTTTGTATTTACCAACCAGGTGATGCAGACTTTATCGACTTCGGAAGTGGAACTCCATGGTTGCAAACTTCTAACCAAGATGCTGCTACAGCTGCTCTTCGTTGGTATGTTGCATTCTTCTGTTCTCGTCCAAACGTTCAAACTGTTATCCGCGACCTTCAATAGGCGTAACAAAACTCCAACAAGAGGCCCTGCTAACCACAGGGTCTTTTTGTTATTGGTATTGAATATAAAGCGGTTTTAGGCATGTTTACTGTGGAACATAATTCTTCCCACCATATGCAACACAGTGCCTACCGTCGAGGTGTCTTGTCAAAAGAAGCAGAAGCAATGGAGATAGCCTTACAAGAACTAGACCCATATCTGTATGTAGACGTAAAGCATCGTGAGCATGGTCAGTTAGAGGTATGGAGAAACCATCCAACCTGCCACTTGCCATTACCTGTACTTGATATTCCTCCACATACTCCAGTAAGTGAGGTTATTTTTAAGCTAAAAACAATGGATAATCAGGGGATAGATATTGGTCGTGAGAATGCGATCTATTCAGATCAAAAGGCGCGTGAAAGAAAGAAAGATAAGCGTCGAGAGGCTGAGGCTTTTGCGTTCGAGCTTGGTACTTACATTCAAAAAAACTTATAATAAATTTATGCCAAATTTTTGCATCAAAGAAAGCATGATTCACATGCCAGTATGGGTAGAGAATCCAACAAGCAAACCACTTACTTGGAGATACGATAATGAGTACACAACATTTGATCCTGGAATGTTCCGTGATCTCAATACTAATGAGATGTGGCCAGTGCCATTTGAAATTGCAGTACACTTCCAGAAGTCATTACCAGAATTAATTATTCATACGGTTAAGCCAGCAGAGAAGAAAGAGGATGAAATCAACGTAGAAGATCTAAAAGGAAAGCCATTAGAAGACATGGATATAAAAGAGCTTCGTGCACTTGGTCATTCTATGGGCCTTACTTTCAATCGCAATCTCACAAAGGCAAACATCATTAAAAAGCTTACACCAGTAGAGCAGCCAAGTGATGAACAACAACCAACAGAATAATTGAATTGAATATAGAGGTGGGCCGTTGAACAATTCTTGTAGCACAAAACAAATCATATGGATCTTGCTGTTATGAGAGAACGGCTCACAGACTACCTCAATGATGACTCGACTCAACGTTGGAGTGAAGAGACTCGTGACGCCTACATAAACATTGCGTACAAACGCTTCTGTAATACTGATAATTGGCCTTTTCGTGAGGCACTCAGCACTTCTATTACTACGGTAGCTGGCACTCAGTCTTACACTTTGCCACAAACAATTAACATGCCATTAGGCGTGTGGGTTACTAGTATTAAAGAACCAAATAAGCTCGTCCCAGTTACAAGAAAAGAGCGAGACACCTTTACCTTTAGCGGTAATGGGCGTCCTTTATTTTACTTTCTTTTTGGACCTGACTCATTACAGCTCTATCCAACACCAGATAATGCCTATCCACTGCTTATTGAATACCAAGCAAGAATAGCTGACCTGGTGCTTACAACAGACGAACCTATTTTCGACTCTGATTTTCATTATCTGATCCCTTTATTAGCAGCTTCCATTCTTAAGAGAACAAGTGGTGGTAGTGATGACAAAGAAGCAGATGGTCTTTATCAGGAGTATTTAGCTGGTCTTGAAGATGCAAAATTCAGAATGCTTCCTCGTGAGTTAGATAGACCGAAGGGTGTTGCCAGTCTCTACGATTTTGGCGGTTACAGTCCACGAATACAATCAAACTTTTAATAAAATATTATGGCTCAAGTTACTACATCAGGTAATCCGTTTGCTACTCGTCTTCTTGGAGATGGTACTGGCGTTACCTTCACAACAGCAGACCTAGGAGGAACAGCAAACAATTACGAGCTGCGTGTTGTGGGTTCAGCATATTTCAATGTTCCTAGTGGTCTCACAATTACATTACAAAGAACATTTCAGAATCCAGGTGATCCAAATGCTGTTTGGACTACCATTACTACTGGCTTAACCAACACTGATTACTACTATAACGGACCACTTGTATCTGGTCTTCGCTTCTTACGTACAGCTGGTACAGGAACAGTAGTTGGAACAACATCAGAAAGACCTGGAATATCAGGAGGATCAACAACCAGTCCTTCAGTTGTTGTCGGTAATGTAGCAAGTGGAGCAACTGACTCAGGCGCTCCAGTAAAAGTTGGTGGTGTCTACAATACATCAGCTCCTACGCTTACCAATGGACAACGTGGAGACATGCAATTGGACGTCAACGCGAACCTCAAGACACGCGAACAGTACCAACCAGGCTATGAAGATAATACCAACGCAAACGCAGCTATTATCGAGAAATTGTTAGCTGGTGTTTCTACGTATTCTCCAACGTTATTCACCAACTTTGGTGCTAATGCAACGCTGAACGTCAAAGCAACTGCGGGTAATGTCTATGCTATTCACTGCCAGAATACCAACGCAGCAATTCGTTATATCCAGATCCATAACACAGCTACTACTCCAGGTGGTGGCGCTGTTCCATTACTTTCATTTGCTATCCCTGCTTCTAGTTCAGTAACTATAACCCACGATCTATTAGTAGCTGGTGGTGTGTACTTCTCTACAGGTATTGCATTTGCATTCTCTACAACATTAGCAACGTACACAGCTGGAACAGCAGGTGAACAAAGCACAACCATCCTCTTTAAATAGAGGGTGTTTTTCATACATTAACTTATCAATATGCCAAAATGTTTTATCAATTCAGAGCTTGAGCTAGCTAATGGAGCCTCACAATACAAGGTGACATTTGAAGCTGACGATGGCTACCAAGAGCAACAAGTATATCAATGCACAGAAGCAGAGCTGAAAGAAGCTTTGACTCACTTTAATGATGGCCACCTAGCAACCAAGGCTGCAGAAAAAGAAGTGAGCACAGTAGTTGCTCCAGAAGTGATTACCGTGAAGCCATCTAAGGAAGCTGTTGCCAACCTCAAAAAGATCGAAGTTGCAGAAGAGATTAACTAACGAATCGTATGCCAAGGACAGCAACAACAGGAAGAGTAAGTAGAGCACCAATAGGATTTAACTCATTACTTTGTAATGGTAATTCACCTACGTCAGCTGTCTCTGGTGGTAACTTAGGGATCAGTGGTAGTAGTGCGTTTTCTTTTGCTGCGTGGGGCTATTTAAGCTCAGTCACTGGCACACAAACGCTAGTAGCGCTAGGTGATGCAGCTGGTAGTAATACTGGTGTCATTATTCAGTCATTTTCTAATGCTTGGCAGGTACTCATTCAAGGTACAGGAGTGGTACCAGCATCAGTATCTATTCAACAAAACCAATTCTATGAAGTTGTTGTTACGTATGCTGGTGGATCAGCTCCAATCAACATCTTTGTTAATGGGTTAGCTATTAATGGAAGTGGTGCAGTCACCATGAATCTCACCAATACGACAGTAAAGATGGGTAGAAACTATAGTAGTGCCAACCCACTCTTTGGAGCATTATCTGATGTCCGCGTTTGGAATGTTGCTTTAACTGCAAACCAAATTGCTACCATGTATGCGACACGGGTAGTTCCAACAACAGGCCTTGTCAGAAGATACTTACTTAATGAGGGGACCGGCTCATCTATCGCTGACAGCTCAGTGACTAATGATACTGGTACGGTTACTAATGCGCTCTGGTCTAAGAATAATGCGCCATATGGTCTCAGTATTCCAGCAGTTGCTACACCAAACCAGATAGCATCTTGTCTCTTTTACTTTGAGGCTGATCAAGGAGTTACGCTTGATGGTTCTAACAAAGTGTCCCAATGGAATGACTTGTCTGGTAATGGGTCACACTTTACTCAGTCAACAGCTGGTCTGCGTCCAGGCTATACACTCTCAAGCATCAATGGTCTTCCAAGTGTTAACTTAGTAGCTGGTAGTGGCAATGTCATGAACGCTACTACGACCCTCTTTGCTGCCCAACCACATACGCTTGTTGTTGTTGCTAAGTCTTCGAGCACACAACCACTAGCACACAGTGGCATTGTAGCCCTTGGCTCAGGAGGAGCAGGAGGAAATACCACATCAATAGGAACAGATAATGCAAGAAAGATTTGGTTTGGCGGTGCAGGTGATGGCACACCAGCTTATTTTGTTCCTGTTACTGGAACAACATACCTCCTGATAAAAACCTGTGATGGAAGAACGACATCAGGGTTTATTAACAATGTGAGTCAAGGATCAGTGAAGCAGTTAGTAGCATTTATCCCATCACCGCTTACAGCAGCTCTTTTTGGACAGTATTCAACAGGTACAGACTCAGGTAACTGGAATGTTGTTTCAGTTGCCGCATTCTTAAAAGAGTTAACACCAGCAGAAATGAATGCACTGAGTAACTACTACAACACCAAGTATGCATTGGGCCTTTCAATTGGTTCACGTACAGCAACTAGTGGACGAACGCTCATAACCTAAAAAGATTATGGCAAGAGTAGCTACTACAGGAAGAGTGAAAATGAGGACCATTGCTAGTGTTGCAAAGTTTGATGGCACTTCAAGCCAGATTGACCTAGGTACTGGTGGAGCAATTGCAGCAGCAACAGCTACATTTTCTTGTACATGCTATTTAAAAAGAGATAAGGCTACCGGTCTTACTGCAATGGTAGGAGATAACAATAATGCTGCTCAAAACCACTGGAACTTTCAGATACAAGGACCTAACAGAAAACTACTCTCAACTATAATTACTACATCGGGTGCAAAAGCATTGATTGGTGTAAGAAATATCCCACAAGGTTTTTGGACACATGCAGCGCTGACATACGATGGAGCACTTATTACCTTTTATGTGAATGGTGTTTTTGATACTAGCACGACACATACAGGAACAGTTTTAGCTTCTACTGCCGGCGTTTTAATTGGTACTGGATCTGCGCCAGTAGGTGGGGCTTACCGTTTTTTTGGAGGCAGCATAGCAGAAGTAAAGTATTGGGATAGAGCTTTATCTGCAACCGAAATCGCAGATCTCTACTTTGATAATAGGAATGATACCTCTATTCGTACCAACCTCAAAGGAGAATGGTTGCTTAATAGTAATGTGAATGATTCTTCAGGCTTTGGAAATAACGGAACTGCAACCGCTATTACTTATGACACGCTTGATGTTCCACTTAAAGAAAGAACTGCTTCTACTGGAAGAACAGGAGTAGTTAACCGTACATTAATCACTTAAATATGGCAACAGACCCATACCTTCTTTACCGGGTTCAGAACGTTAACAAAGGGCTAAATACCTACAAAGATATAACACTTCTTGATGATGAAGAAGTGGCAGGAGTCCAGAACATGGACTTTGACTTCCCAGGTAAGGCTACGCAAAGAGCTGGTTATGAGCGCGTTGGTAATGAAATCAGCGCTTCATTCAAACCATTAGGATTTGGACGCCTCAAGATTCAGTCGAATGGCAACGATTATTTAGTCGTTAAAGTAAATACTACGTTCTACTACCTAGAGGATTCTTCAACATCTACCTGGACAGCTATTGCAGGTGCTTATAACGCGTCTGAGAGCACGTTTGATGTCTACAATGACAAACTCTATGTCTATAACCCAGTAGATGATCTTTTGGAATGGACTGGTACTGGAGCATTTACTGCGTATGCAGCTGCACCAAAAGGTAAATTCGGTAAAGTGTACCAGAACAGAGGTTATGTCGCTGGCGTCACTGGTAACTTATCTCGTCTTTACTATTCAGTCATTGGTGACGTGAAGGATTTTGCAGGTGGTGGCTCTGGTTTCATCGATATCAATAAGAATGATGGTTATGCTATTACCGGTATTGGTGAATCTGAAGGAACGTTGCTTGTGCATAAAGGTGAAGGTGGAGTATATGCTGTTAGTTTTGATGCGTCCTCTGTTCCTTATGTAACAAAGGCAGCAGCATACGAAGGATGTATCAGACATCAAACAATTAGCAAGTTTGAGAATCAGAGTATTTACCTATCGACTGACTCAGTTCGCTCTATTGGGCAAGATGCCTA